TCTGGGAGGTGACAAAAACACTCAGATATTATGGTGCACCGCACGCTGTGGCCAAGGGCAGTCCTTTCCGCTACGAGCCAAAGTTAACACCGCTTGATCGCGAAGAAATGGAATTGCCGCAAAGAGAAAAAGAACTTGACGATCAGGTGCAGCGGGTAATGGGCACTATGGGCGAGAGCAAAGAAGAGCAAATTAAAAAAGTTATCCGAGAAACAATTAGACGGAAACTAAGGAGTGTGTTAAAATGAAAAAGTTATTGTTAATTCTGTTAACAAGTTGTGCAGCGAAAAACGCAGAGGTCGAAAAAAATTTGGAGCAAAATTTTTCAGATTTTTACCTTGAGGAAATTGATTTAGAGCAATTGCCAGAAGCTGGCGATGATAACGAAGAAGAAGAAGAATCTCCTTGACAAGACGGCCGTTTCGGGCTATATTAATATAAGCACTAAATTATCGGGGCATATATGAAAGAGCGTGCAGACTTTGGAAGGTACGGAAAGTCCTTCCAAGAGGGTTTGTGTCAATTAATTCTGGAAGATCGTCCGTTTGCCGATCAAATATCAGAAGTTCTTGACATCAATTTTCTTGAATTGAAATATCTTCAAGTATTCGTTAAAAAAATATTTCAGTATCGAAAAAAGTATAGTACGCATCCAACGTACAAAACTATGCTTACAATCATACGTGCTGAGCTGTCAAAGGAAAATGATGCAACCCAAAAGCAAGTTCGCGACTACTTTGCAAGAATTTACAGAACGGATGTTGATGGCAAAGATTATGTTAAAGAAACTTCATTAGATTTTTGTCGAAAACAAAAAATTAAAGAATCAATGCTCAAGTGCGTTCCGCTTTTGGAAAAGCTGTCGTTTGATGAAATATCAAAAGAAATCAACGATGCTTTGAAGCTTGGTAGTGACAACAATTTTGGTCATGATTATCTACTGGATTTTGAAGATAGATTTACAATTAAGTCGAGAAATCCAGTTACAACCGGCTGGTGCGATATTGACAACATTTGCAAAAATGGCTTAGGCAAAGGCGAGCTTGGAGTTGTAATTGCACCAACGGGCGCCGGAAAATCCATGGTTCTTGTACACTTGGGATCAGAGGCTCTCAAGCTTGGCAAGACTGTTGTACACTATACATTGGAACTTTCTGATACTGTCGTCGGCAGTCGCTATGATAGCTGCCTTACAGGTGTCCCGTTGTCTGATTTGCATAGTTTCAAAGAAGATATCTACGAAACGGTCAAAAATTTACCGGGTAAGCTAATAGTTAAAGAATATCCTACAAAATCAGCCAGTGTTGAAACAATTCGTAACCACTTAGAAAAGCTTAGAAAAAGAGACGTTTTGCCCGGTATGATTATCGTTGATTATGGTGATTTATTGCGACCCGTATCCAATCAACGTGAGAAAAGAATGGAATTGGAATCTATTTATGAGGGCATGAGGGCGATTGCCCAAGAGTTCAAATGTCCAGTATGGACAGCATCGCAAACAAACCGATCGGGGCTCAATGCTGAAGTAATTACCATGGAGTCCATCAGTGAAGCTTTTAACAAATGTTTTGTGGCAGATTTTATCTTTTCGGTGTCTCGGACAATCGAAGACAAGCTCGTCAATAAAGGAAGAATATTCGTTGCCAAAAACAGAAACGGACCAGACGGTATCATCTTCCCGATATCTATGGATACTTCAAATGTGAGCATTAAAGTATCTGCATCCAATGGCGAAACTCCAGCCCAAGTTATTGAAACATCGGCAAAAGAGCAAGCCCAAGCTTTGAAAGATAAGTATAGACAATATAAAAAAAGGAAAAATTAAATGTATTACAAGCCCGACACAACAATTAGACGTTTTCGATTATCTGAAGTATTTATCGATCAATATCGCGAGCAAGAGGTTCCATGGGGGCCGATTGGTTATGTCACGTTCAAAAGAACATACGCCCGAAGACTAAACGAGCAGGATCCGAACTTGGAAGGCACAGAAGAATGGTACCAGACATGTCGCCGCGTAATTGAGGGCATGTTTACGATTCAAAAAAGACATGTTACGAAACTTGGGCTTGAATGGAACGATGCCAAGGCCCAGCGCACCGCGAAAGAAGCATACGATAGGCTCTTCAGCTTAAAGTGGACACCTCCCGGTCGCGGCTTGTGGATGATGGGCACCAAGTTTGTTGATGAGCGCACCGGTGCAGGGTTATTTAATTGTGCTTTTCGATCGACAAAAGATATATCTTCCAAAGGTGGGTATCTTTTTGCTTGGATGATGGACGCTTTAATGGTTGGCATCGGCGTTGGCTTCGACACCAAAGGTGCTGGTACTCTTACAGTTAAAAGACCACAGTGGACAGATGATGTATTTATGATTTCCGATAGTAGAGAGGGTTGGGTCGAGTCGGTTAGAATTTTACTCGATGGTTATTTTTTCGGTAACAAAGTGCCAAAATTTGATTACTCTAAGATCAGACCCGCCGGCGCACCAATCTTAGGATTCGGAGGCACTTCTAGTGGCGCCAAGCCCTTGATGGAGTTGCATCAGAGCTTAACAGAGATGTACAATACAAGAATTGAGGAAGAAATAACTTCGGTTGATATTGTCGATACTGAAAACTTAATTGGACGCTGTGTTGTGGCAGGAAACGTTCGTCGCTCTGCTGCACTGGCTCTTGGTGGCTACAGCGATAAGCCATACCTGACAATGAAGAACGATCAAGAAAAACTTATGCATCATCGATGGGGATCAAATAATTCTTTTGAGGCCGTTGTTGGAATGGACTATTCCTGGCATGCCGAGCAGAGCCAAAAGAATGGAGAACCCGGCTATATCTGGCTTGAAAACGCTAGAACTCGCGGTAGATTCAAAGATGCACCTCGCGATGATGATCGAAATGTTATGGGATTCAATCCGTGTGTCGAACAACAATTGGAAGATGCGGAGCTTTGTTGCTTGGTGGAGACATATCCAGCTAAGCATGACACTTATGAAGATTACATCAAAACACTAAAGATTGCCTACTTGTATGGAAAAACCGTGACGCTTGTCAATACTCATTGGCCTGAGACAAATGCAATTATGCTAAAAAATCGTCGCATTGGGTTGTCTCAATCCGGCGTTATTCAGGCATTTAACAAGCATGGCCGTAGAACAATGTTTGAGTGGTGTGACAATGCATATAGCCATGTGCAGCAACTGGATGAAGAATATTCTGACTGGCTATGTATCCCTCGCTCTGTTCGTGTAACTAGTATTAAGCCGTCTGGCACAGTTTCGCTATTGAATGGATCCACACCGGGCGTGCACTTTCCAGAGGATGAATATTATATTAGGCGTGTGAGGTTCTCAAAAAATTCAGATTTGCTTGACACATTGGAAAAAAATGGTTATAATATAGAGGACGATGAATATTCACCAAACACTTCTGTTGTGGAGTTTCCAATTCATGAACCGTATTTTTCTAAAGGAAAGAGGGACATCAGCATGTGGGAACAGTTAGAAATTGCAGCACAATATCAGCACTACTGGGCTGACAATTCTGTATCAATTACTGTCTCTTTCAAGCCGGAAGAGGGCCCGCAAATTAAACATGCGTTGGAAATGTATGAAAGTCGTCTAAAGGCCGTCTCGTTTTTAAAATACGAGGAAACCGGCTATGTCCAAGCTCCTTATGAGCCCATAACTAAAGAGCAGTATGAGGAGATGGCTAGTAAAACTACCCAAGTTACAAAGATCGAGACAAACAAGGCTGGTGCCGGAACTAAATTTTGTGACGGGGATAGTTGTGTTTTGTGAGGTGTAATTTGAAATTAAATCATTTGCTACCCAGCCACTTAAGCAAGGGTCGCTGTAAAAATGGAAAGCAACATTTTTGGATACCAACCGGCGCTGTCGAGGCAAAACTGGGTGACAACGTTGCTATATGTCTTTTTTGCAAGCATTGCAATAAAAGAGAGTGGACTTTTTTAACACATAACGAATATAATATACACAAAGGAGTTATCGACAATGCGATTGAAACCAATGAATCGTCACTTGTTAATCGAATTAATTGAACACGAAGAGCAAGAAACTGACTTAGGCATTTTATTGCCGGAAAACTACAAGCCTACGCTTGATCACCATGCAGCCGTTCGCCTTCTTGACACTGCTAGCGATTGCAATCAAATTGGCAACCTTGTTGTCGGATCAACCTTTATTGTCAATCGGTCGATGATCGAAGAGGTGAGCTTCAACGGCAAAAAGTACCATGTTATTTTAGAAAATCATATAATTGGACGACTTGACTCGTAATTTTACTAGTTAATTATGTGAAAGAACTTTGTTTAGTAGCTGTAGGGTTGAATATTGGGCTCATAATGCTTGGAATTGCCATGAGCAGTCACACTCTTACTATTATGGCATTTGCATCAGCGTCTCTTTGTTTTTTGGGATATAAGTCTAGGTCAAAGAATGAGTGACACCGATCAAGTATCGAAAGTTGTAATATTGAGCAAGACAAATCGGTTTCTTGTTCTTCGCGTTTCGATGAATGAGAAATACCTGGGCCAGTGGGATCTTCCTGGCGGGCACCTAATTGTTGGCGAAGATCCAGAAGATGGCCTAGTTAGAGAAACATACGAGGAAACTGGACTGATTATCAAAAGCCCAACAAAAATGTATGCCGAAGACAAGGTAACATTTTACTATGCAAAGATGCCGATCGGAACAATTAAATTAAGCGATGAGCACGATAAATATAGATTTTTAAGATTAGAGCAGATAGACGAATACGATATTTCCGATAAATTTAAGAGAGCAATAAATCAAGCATACAAGCTGGAGGCTGATTGAAAAATCATGTATACGAATACGACAAGCTGGTAATTGGTAGCGACTTGTCAGCACTGATGTACGCACATATCAATAACATACCCGTGATATATACTGAGCCCAAAGTCTATCACTTCTTTGAAGCATTCGATCCCGAGCTTGTTGTCGGTCAAATTGCATCAGGCTTAAGATCCCGGGATATTGTGGCGCCCAATGGCCCGATACCCGTTGGCGTTTCAAAACAAGTGGTTTGGGCAAGACTGATTTATTTACTTTCTCTTTCTGGGCTTCTACCCTTGTCTGATAAAGCAAAGACAATTCGCATAGAGGACGAAAGTACGCTTAGGGTATCAACTGAGTATTCGAGATTTGTAAAATTTAAATTTAATGAACTTTTGGTCTTTCATGATAATAATATCGAGGGAATCCCCACTCAAAAACAGGAAACAAAGTATGAAGTTTTAGATTGGATGAATGTAAAGTCTGGCATGATGCACCCTTTTGATAAAATAGAGACAGATTCCGATTTCGTTAGTCACATTTATTTTTATCCCTCCAACAGAATTGATGGGAATCATGACTTCAAAGATTTAGTTTCCATATCTTATTTGTCCGAAGCACAGCTCCAAGATTTTAATTTTTCCGATACATATGCGAGGTTTAAAATTGAAGACTTGATGCGTGAACACGGCATTAAGGGAAAAAAGAACGGCCGTCATTCAAAAAATCCCTCATTATCACGACACTTAGCAATCAAAGTCGAAGCAACAAAAAGAGAATTTAAAGTATGCACAGACGTAAAGTACATATCGTCGTCTGACAATATCAAAATTATGAACCTAGATACTAAAAATTTAATTTCCCAAGACGCGCCTAACAAGACTTACGCAGCAAAATTGATCGAGCAGTTTTATGGAAAACCACGATAAAAAAACTTTTCATTTAGCAGGAATTGTTCCTGTTGCGGGCGGGGGAGTGGACTTTGGATTTGAGTGGTCCGACTGTATGATGCCAATTGCGCCAAACTATACAGCAGTAGAACGCGCTGTGGTCGAATGCGCATGGGCCGGCTGCGAGACGATCTGGATCATTTGCAATGACGATGTTTCGCCGCTGATACGGCACAGAATGGGCGACTTTATTCTTGACCCTGTATGGGCAAACAGATCCTTTGATAGGTTCCCGAGTGAAAGTAAAAAAATTATACCAATATTTTATGTGCCAATTCATCCAAAAGATAGAGGCAAAAGAGACTCGTTAGGTTGGAGCGTGTTGCATGGTGCTTTAACCGCGTTTAAAATTGCAGCTAAGATGAGTAGGTGGTTAATTCCTTCGCGATATTATGTGGCCTTTCCTTATGGAGTATACAACCCAGATATTTTGCGACAACATCGGAAAAAAATATCCAGCTCTGAGCCTTTTTACTTATTGTATGATAATAAAACAATTCGTGATGGAGAATATTTAGGATTTACATTTGATAAAGATGATTTTGTTAAATTTAGAAGAGTAGTAAGGGAGGGCACAGGCTTTTGGGATCCAGATAGTGACCGTCGCGATGGACGTTATCCGACAAAATCATTGCCAATTGAAGAAAGATACTCTGCAAGGCATTTTACGCTTGACAAAATTTTTAATTGTGTTATATTAGATAATGCGGAGGTAATAAGTTTACCGTGGTATTTCAATATTGACTGTTGGGATCGATATTGTAATTATATGGGCTCAAAAGAGCGCGAGAAGATTATTAAACCAACAAAATTGCTCAATGCAAGAAAACTAAATTCAATAGGAGAATATATAAATGAGCACGACAGCTAATAAAAAGACAAAGGCCGATGTTGAGAAGGATCTGGCCAAAACTGAGAACAAGCTCACTTGGCAGACAGAAAGAAGAAAGAACACCCTGAAGCACGTTGGAGAGCTGCGGAAGTGGCTTTTGGAAGCGACCCCTCCCGCAAAGTGGGATTGGCTCAAAATGAGAACAGAAATCGTTGCACGGCTGGATGAAGTAATTCAAAGGAGCTAGCAAGCATGAGAACCATAAATAAAATTTCATTGCAATTGACAGCGGAAGAATTGAAAGACGCTATTGAAGATTGGGTTCGTCGTGATGACGAACATGTCGCAAACCATTTGCGTGATAATCATTGTACAGTAGCTATGGGACAAATTGAAGATGTACAAATCTTTCAACTCGATATCTCTGGAGAGTTCGTTGCAGCAGCAGAAGAGTAAAATTCCGTTCGTGGGCCTCCACGCTCATAGCGTGGCAGGCTCTATATTTGATGCAATGGGTTATCCGCAAGAGCATATGGATTTTGCATATGAGAATGGATGCGATGCCCTGGCCTTAACTGATCACGGCAACATGAACGGCTTGGCTTATCAGGTCCTGCATGCAAAGAAAATGCAAGCGGATGGCAAAGATTTCAAACCGATTTATGGGTGTGAGGCATATTTCATTCCATCCATCGAAGAGTGGCGACAAGATTATGAAGCCGTGATGGAGGACAAGAAGAAGCGTAGAGCACATGCAAAGGAGGATCAATCTGGTGCAACAATTGAAGATGAAGACGCTAGCAAAAAAGCGATTAAAAGTATTCTTAATCGTCGTCGTCATCTTATTCTTCTAGCTCAAAATCAGACTGGATTAAATAATATTTTTAAACTTATCTCTGAGAGCTATAAGACTGAAAACTATTATCGGTATCCTCGCATGGATTACGATATGCTCGCCAAATACTCTGAGGGCGTGATAGCTGCATCTGCCTGTTTGGGCGGGGTGTATGCTGGAAACTACTGGGAGAACCGGGAGAATGGACCAGAGGCCGTCTTAGGCGCAATGCGGGAAACAACTCGCAAAATGGTGGCGATTTTTGACGATCGTTGGTACGGCGAGTTGCAGTGGAATAATATTCCAGAGCAACATGAGTTGAATCAGTATATTATCAAGATGCATGAGGAGTTTGGCATTAAGCTGATCTCTACAGCAGACAGTCATTATCCCAATCCAGATGCCTGGAAAGATCGGGAGCTTTATAAGCGCTTAGGTTGGCTTGGGAAGAGTCGGCCAGATTACGAAAGCACTGAGCTTCCCACGGGAACCGAAGCTATTGGATACGAATTGTACCCAAAGAACGGTGATCAGATGTGGAAATCATACAAAGACTATTCGGCGGCATGCGGAGTTAACTATGATGACAACACAGTGAAAAACTCAATCATTGAAACACATAGGATTGCACATGAACGAATATCTACTTTTTATCCTGATAATACTGTGCGTTTGCCTGATTTTGTGGTCCCTGCAAACCTGACGGCAACGCAGGCGCTAACTCGTTTAAGTATTGATGGGCTTAAATCTTTTGACTTGCATGCAGATCAAGAATATATCGATAGACTTAAGCACGAATTGCACGTCATTGATGATCGAGGTTTTAGTAAATACTTTCTCACAATGAAGGCAATTTCAGATAGGGCATCGGGAATGATGCTCACTGGCCCGGGCAGAGGTTCAGCTGCTGGGTCATTGGTGGCATATGTCTTGGGAATTACGCAGGTTGATCCAATCAAGTACGGCTTGCTGTTCTCTCGCTTCTTACGTTCCGACGCAACTGACTATCCTGATATCGACTACGATGTCGCTGATCCGATGCAACTAAAAGAAAAGCTGATTGAAGAGTGGGGTGAGGATACTGTCGCCCCCATCTCCAATTGGAATACTTTGCAGCTTCGATCTTTGATCAAAGACATCTCAAAGTTTTATGGAATTCCATTTACGGAAGTCAATCCAGTGACCGGCCGCATGCTGCATGAGGCCAAGGGACCTGCAAAGAAGAAGCACGGCATTAAGGCTGGTGTTTATAACCCAACCTTTGAAGAGGTGATGGAGTTTAGCACATCTCTCCAGGCTTTCTTGAGGAAGTACCCGCACGTCAAGACTCATGTTGAGGCTCTTTATGGACAGGTGCGCTCTTGTTCTCGACATGCCGGCGGGGTGGTGGTCGCAGAGAACCTAGATCAATACATGCCGTTAATTAATTCAGGCGGTGTACGACAAACTCCATGGAGCGAAGGCCAGAATGTACGACATCTTGAGCCCATGGGCTTCATTAAGTTCGATATCCTTGGTCTTTCCACTTTGCGAATGATCGAGGGGTGTATCGAGCACGTTCTTCGTCGGCACCATGGAGTTGAAAATCCGACATTTGCACATGTGAGGGACTACTACAATCAACATCTTCACCCGGATGCAATTGATCTCAATGATCAGGAGGTATATAAAAATATATTTCACAAGGGCAAATGGGCAGGAATTTTTCAATTCACTGAAGCTGGTGCGCAAGATTTTTGCAAACTAGCAAAGCCAACGAGCCTTATCGATATTTCAGCTATCACTTCAATTTATCGACCTGGGCCATTGAGCGCCGATGTTGATAAACAATTTGTTGAAGCTAAGGAATCTCCGCAATATATTAAATATATGTCTGAAGAGGTGCGAGAAATCACCGAAGAAACATATGGCTTTCTAATCTTTCAGGAACAAATTGCTCTGTTGGCTCACAAGCTAGGAAAAGATCTGACCCTTGATGAAGGTAACCTGCTTCGCAAGCTACTTACTAAAAAAGGAACAGGCAAGGGCAATGAGGCGAAGACGAAGATTTATGAAAAGTTTATGCAAGGCTGCAGCGAAAAAGGCATGCAAAAAGTGGATTCCCAAAAACTATGGGACACTTTTGAGTATTTCTCTGGGTATGGTTTTAATAAATCACACGCTGTCTCATATTCAATCTTGTCGTTTCAATGCGCATGGCTAATGAATTACTATCCAGTAGAATGGATGGCAGCATTTCTTGACAAAGAGCCCGAGAGCAGAAAAGAAAAGGCAATTAATATTGCCAAGCAACACGGTTTCAACATTGAGACAGTTGACATTAATCGTTCTGGTATGGTGTGGGAAATTATAGGAAATGATAGCACGCTTGTTCAACCTTTAAGCTCTATTAAAGGACTGGGCGAAAAGGCAATTGAACAAATTATTAATTACAGACCGTTCAACACAATTGAGGAATTTTTGTTTCACGACGACATCAGCTACTCTAAATTAAATAAAAAATGTTTGGACGTGCTGGTTAGATCTGAGGCACTAACTTCTTTGATGGATGATCGTTTTGCGAACATGAAACATTTTTGGTACTGCGTGGCCGTCGATCGAGTTCGCAAGGCTGGCAAGTTTCATGAGAATATCGAACTTACAAAAGACGAGCCAGACTTTACCGAAGAGGAGAAGATTCAATACCTTGTTGATTTAACTGGTATTTTTCCAATGAACAGGGTAGTTGATGAGAAGATTTTACGCAACTTGAGCGATAAATATATTCCTCCAATCTCCGAGTATGATTCAGAATTGCAGTTGACTTGGTTTATTCCGCGTGATATAATTCCAAAGAAGACAAAGAATGGAAAAACATATTGGATTGTTGAGGTAATTGATTCTACTAGTGCGCTAACAAAGATTAAATGTTGGGGAGTGAATCCAAGCCGAGATATAATTTATGTAAATCGTCCTTATCTTGCAAAACTAGATTTCGATCCTCAATGGGGATTCTCAACTCGTTCAATTAGGCACAATTTTAGGTTATTAGGATGAAAATTACATATAAAAAAGATCCATTACTTCATAAAGTTGAATTGCATCGCACGCCTGTTATTATTCGTGTAAATAAATTTGATGAAAAGTCTGCTCAAGAGTTTTCTGAAAAAATGAGCGATGCACACAACACCGGCCAGCCAGTAATTCCAATTGTTATTGATTCATATGGTGGTCAAGTGTATTCGCTAATGGCAATGATTTCAGAGATTGAGCATTCGGAAGTTCCTGTTGCAACAATTGTTGAAGGTAAGGCGATGTCCTGTGGTGCGATCCTTTTTTCCTTTGGGCAGAGTGGTATGCGATTCATGGATCCAAATGCTACCGTGATGATTCACGATGTATCGTCTATGGAGAGGGGCAAGGTTGAGGAAATCAAGGCGTCAGCAGAAGAAACTGAAAGACTTAATAAAAAAGTATATACCATGATGGCTCGCAATTGCGGAAAGAGAGATGATTATTTTTTAAAGATTGTGCATAAAAAAGGACATGCAGATTGGTTTTTAGATGCCGATGAGTGTCTAAAGCACAAGTTGGCGAATCATGTTCGCGTGCCAAAGTTTAATCTTGAGGTCGCAGTTGATTTTAGTTTTGAATAATTGTTGACAAAGTAATTTTTAGAGGTTATAATGTATAAAGATCAAATGGTCTACAAGGTTGGCGACTTAGTTAAAGTGGGTTACCCGCAAGATCGGCTACGAACCATCGGTTTAGTGGTTTCGATTAACGAGAATTCTACAATCTATGGAGTCAAATTTGGAAAATACGTGCAGAACTTTCACTACTCATTTATACAACCACTATCTAGAAAAAATTGCCAAGGAGATATAAAATGAACGAACAAAATGAAAAGGAACTTATGATTGTTGAATACATTAAGTCCCTAAAAACTCTAGAGGATGCGATGGAGCCCTATAAGGATCAGCGCAGAGATCTCAAGAAGTCATATCAAGAAAATGGATGGCTGACCCGCGATGAAATTAGTCTCGCTGTTAAGGCATATCGACTCATGAAGAGTGGAGATGACCTTGACGATCTCTATGATATGTATAGCCTGCTACGAAAAGCAAAAGGTCCAACAGCGAATGCTTCTTGAATATTGTAGAGTAAGACCTGACGTGAAGCCCCCAACAAGGGGGCACCCGTCTGATGCGGGACTCGATGTATATTATTGCCCAGATAACCCAAGCGAGGTTGGTGTTAATTTAAAGCCCGGTGATAGTAAGATTCTACCAACGGGCCTTCGCTTTGGTGTGCCGCACGGCTATATGCTGGAGGTGAAAAACCGATCAAGCATGGCCTCAAAACGAAGTTTAATTGTCGGAGCGTGCGTAGTTGATTCTGGATATGATGGGGAGGTGTTTATAAATCTTCACAATATTGGATCCGAGGATCAATTTGTTGCGGCCGGCACTAAAATTGCACAGGTAGTAATGATTCCAGTTGTTTCGTTTAGAGCAATTGAGTCTTCAGCTAGCGATCTTTACGATTGGTATCCGATTACCATTAGCGATCGCGGCAAGGGAGCCTTGGGGAGCACCGGGGAATGAACCGACAGCAGGAAAGTGAAAATTTTAAAAAATTGCAATTTAGTGCTGATTTAGCCAAGTTAGTAAAACACACTAGGCAGGTAGGCTTTTTTAATATGGGCGAAGATGCCTCGTTTCCTCATATCGAGTTTGCAATTCCAGACACGCAGATAAAAGATCGTTACTGGTGCAAAGACGATAGCAATTGTGGTGAAAATCTTTATGAGTATACACTCAGAAACACCAGAACAACAAAAATAATATATGATTATGACGCGACTTATTTTAAGGATATTTATAATTTATTATCTGCAAAATATAAACTTGGCAGGATGAGGCTTCTTGGCCTACAGCCAAATCGCTCGCTGTCATGGCACAGGGAACCTGATGAAAGAATCGTCATCCCGGTGATCACTAATCCTGGCGCGCATATGGTCATAGGGGGTGAAAATAAGCACCTCCCTGCTGATGGTTCAGCTTGGTATTGCGACACGACAAAATTCCACACAGCTTTTAATGGAGGCTTTGACCTTCGGGTACATTTAATTATTACTTATAATGGTGAATTAGGATGAACAGACGACAACGCCGAGCCGCAGCAAAAGCAGCAAAGAAGGGTGGAAATGAAGAACTTTCCGAGAAAATTTTTTTATTCAACCAGATGCCAGACGAGTGCATGGCGTGCTTAAAGCCGTTTGACAAGCAAGACAAACAGATGGTGATGGAGTGGAGCGTGGTCGTGAGAGAGGAAGAGAAGGTCGTGAGACTCTATTGCCCAGATTGTTGGGACAAGGCTACAAAATTAATAAAAGAATTGGAGGATAAATGATTTATACAGCAATTTTTCAATATGATGATGGCCGCCTGCGTTCAGAGATACACAACGCGCCACCAGATCGAGATCTTGCATGGAAGCAGATCTATGAGGGTCGGAATCAGACAGACGCTTGTTTGATTGTACTGATTACCGGCAATCACTATATTTTTACATACCAGGATTTACAAAGGATAGAAGATGAATATTAAACATACAATTTGTTACGATGATGTGCTGTTAGTGCCCCAATATTCAAGCATCCAGTCGCGAAAAGAGATTGATATTAGCAACTCTTTGTCGGACATCGAGTTTTCAATGCCGATTATTTCTGCCCCAATGGATACAGTTACAGGAGCAGCGATGACGAAAATTTTGGACAACAAGGGTGGCCTTGGAATTGTTCATCGCTACAACACAATAGAGCAACAAGTTAAGATGATCAAGCGTGCCCATCGAATGCATGGTGCAAAAAATGTTGCGGCTGCAATTGGTGTCACTGGAGACTATATTGATAGGGCCATTGCGCTGCATGAAGCCGGTGTTAAAATTCTATGTATCGACGTGGCACACGGTCACCACACAATGATGCGACACTCTTTGGAAGTCTTGCGCAACACGATCGGCACAACAGCACACATCATGGCTGGGAATGTTGCAACACTCGAAGGCTTTAACGACCTGTCGGACTGGGGCGCTGACTCAATCAGGGTTGGAATTGGTGGCGGTTCAATCTGCTCCACCAGAACACAAACTGGCCATGGCGTACCAACGCTACAATCAGTGATTGATTGTTCCAGATCTGATCGCGATGCAAAAATTATCGCAGATGGCGGAATTAGGACTTCTGGAGATATCGTCAAAGCGCTTGCAGCAGGCGCAGACTTTGTAATAGTTGGATCATTGTTGGCCGGGACCACACAAGCTCCTGGTGAAGTCTTTTACCAAGATGGCGAAAGATACAAAACCTATCGAGGCATGGCATCAGCAGAGGCCCAGAAAGATTGGCGCGGATCGACCTCTTCATTAGAGGGTATATCAACGAGCGTCCCTTACAAAGGAGATGCAGCCGATGTGCTGGAGAATTTAGAGCGTGGTATTAGAAGCGGCCTATCGTATACTGGCGCTAGCGATTTGAAAGAGTTACGCGCCAAAGCGAAGTTTATTTTGCAGTCAACCGCCGGCATTCAAGAAAGTGCCACGCACATCCAGTGGAGATATGATCGGTGAGTTATGGCAATTCGCGAAAAAAGATAATGTTTTATGACACAGATAAGCGTCATGCTGATTTAAAAATAAGATTACAGCACGATGATCTGTCTCAATCAGAGTTTTTTCGCGCCATTGTTACTGGTTATTTAAACAAATGCGATTTAATAATTGAGTTTATTAATGAGTATAAGTCAAAAAATAGAAAACAAAGCATTAAAAATATTAGCACATCTGAAAGGCTAATAATTAAAGGCAAAAACATGGAGAGTAAATTGAATTTGAATAATGACGAGAGGGAAGACATTTTTGACATAATTGCAAAGGAACACCCTGACTTATGAAAAATAAAAGATGTTGGGAAAGAAACAATAATTGCAAAAATAAAAAATGTCGCTACTGGATAGATTTTCCAGAAGATAATTGCTGTAGCCTCATCGCAATTAAAAAAAATGGGTCAATGAATTTAAGACAAATAGCAGAACGAGAAAACATAAGCTATGCAAGAGTGAAGCAAATTCAAGATGCCGCACTAATTAAATTAAAGAAGCGCGGCCTTAACCTTGTTGATTTTTTATACAAGTAAATAAGGTTATTTAGCAATTTCACAACTATTTAATAACAGTTATTCTTTTAGGAGATTTTACACATGAGCAAGAAGACACTTTTAAGCGAAGCGCAGGTCCGACGTTGGATGTCGTTAGCTAACATTGAGCCCGTTGAGCAGCTTAAAACGCTGTCCGAGAACGGTCTACATCCCGGTGCACGCGACGACGAGATGGGCATGGGCGAGGATCCAGGTATGGATATGGGCGCCCCAGAAGGCGAGGACATGATGGACGACGATATGCCCGATGAAGAGGGCGCTGGTAGTGAGCAATTAGCCCCAGAGGCCATTGAGGCACTTGAGGTTGCCGCCGAAGCAGCTGCTGACGCTATGCTTGACGCACTCAGGCCATATGGCGTTGAGGGCGATGCTTCCCGCGAAGGTGAAGATGAGATGGAGGAGCCTGCTGCCGAAGACGAGCCCATGGGCGATATGCCACCGGGTGATGAAGGCGATGATGAAGAAATGGATATGATGGAAGGTATCGAACTAATTGACGACGAGGAATTAGTTGAGCAGGTATTGAGCCGCGTAACCAACAGGCTTAGAACCGAGCAGCAGCGCCGGCACCGAGCTAAGAAGATTGATCAGATTGCCGAGCGAATTGCTAGCAAGATTTCAAAACTCGGATAATCTTTGAAGCTCTTCTTTTAACATAAACATGCCACCGCATGAGCGGTGGCATTTCATTTGATGAGGTGATAATGAATATATACTTACTTGGCACGTTGTGTTTTATTTTTGGATATGCAACGTGCAGAATGTTGACGGCTCTTTTTAATTTAGGGCTAGCCAGCATTATTGTTAAACAAGCTGGCCAAGATGCATTAAACTTATTAAAGGTTGCCGCTGAAGATGTTGCATTTATTAAGCAGCTTAAGCACAAAACAATGATTGAAAGCGGCCTCTCAGAGACGCAGTGTGAATCGGCAAAACTATTGTTTGATCAAAGTATTGACAATTGGAAACGATCTGCAATAATAAAGTATGTCGCGATATATCCAAAACATTTTAGGAGTCAACTTAAATTTCACGATTGGGACTCAGCCATGGCGTATTTAACTAAAATTCACACAAAATAAGTGTTATAATCTACAATACTGGAGATACAATTGAGATTCAATGAACAATTAAAAGCCGACGATAAGGTCACCACGGCCATAGCACACAGTGCCGTCGAAGATGAGATGCGAACGATCGGTATCGTTGGCGATGTTGACGAAGAAAAGTGTGCAGAGATATTGTACTCGCTGATTGTATTACAAAAATCAGCAAAAATTATCGTACCCGAGGATCCCGAGGATCCAGATACTGGCGTCACACAAATCGTAAGACCGATTGAATTTATTATATCCACATGTGGTGGATCGGCTGATGAAATGTTTGCTTTGTACGATGTTATGAGAAACGTACAAAAAGATTGTGATATAATTACACGCGGCTTAGGCAAAGTAATGTCAGCCGGCGTGTTACTCTTAGCTGCTGGAACAAAAGGCAAGAGAGAGATAGGCAAGCATTGTAGGGTTATGATCCATAGTGTAATTGCCGGCAATGCTGGCTCCTTTCACAATCTGGAAAACGAGATGGAAGAGGTCAGAAATACACAAGAGCAATACATTAAGGCTTTGGTTGGAGAAACCAACATGACTACAAGACAACTAAAAAAGATGTTAGAAAGAAAGGTAAATATTTATCTTACAGCACAAGAAGCGGTCGAATTGGGTATTGCTGACATAATTATATAAGTATAGGAGTATCTGCATAATGGCAAAGATAACTGGAGCGGCAGCACGTTTGCTTGTTGAGCAATTTCGCTGCATCGTGGAGAAGAAAGGATATGTCTTTTTTGAGGGGCGTAAACCATATGACGTTAATATCATCGGCGTCAGGAGCGACGAGGCACGCGCTAACAAATTCGATGACAGCCTTTATGTAATTTACAAGAACACGCTCAAAGATTGGGAAGTTAGACTTTACAAAATAACAACCGATCCTGGCACATATTATTTAAAAAATCCAATGAAAGTGACCGGCACTGCAATTGTTGTCCCGGGCCAGTACAGGTCGGCCTACAAAAGAGGGACTCATTATACATATGAAGCTCTTGTCCAACGAGGCAAAAATCCAATAAAAATCTATCGTGATTCAAATAAAGACGAAATACTTGACATGTCAAACGATACTGTAACTGAGGGCTGGTACGGGATTAATATCCACAAGGCAGGATCTGATTCAAAAAATGTTGACCGCTGGTCAGCCGGCTGTCAAGTTTTCAAAACCAGTAGTGATTTCAATGACTTCATGAAACTAGTTTGTAGGTCTGAAAAATATTGGGGTAAGTATTTTAGCTACACGCTTTTAGAAGAGAAAGATTTTAAGGATTGCAAATGAAAAAGCTCGATGAGACAATTGATAGATTTTTTAGCGAAGATGATAGCTTGACGTTAAAAACTTTATTTGAAGAAGTGGAAAAAGTTGTAGACCTTTTTGAGATACGGACTTCAATTGTCGAGCAGACAGAGAGTCCTGATGATCCGTTGGCGCAGGCATTTAAAAAAGCTGTTGAGGATAAAGATATTCAAGCACTTTTGCCAACAATTAAGATCACCGAAGCATGGGGCAAACTTGGCAAGCGTGATCGCACCGTTATTGAAAAGTGGACAGCACAGCTTGGTGGCGAGGGCAACACTGTACAGGATAAACTATCGTTAATTAATGACGTTATGACTGGTAAGGCCGCACAGGCCACAAGTATCTCTCAAATATTAACCACGATGATGGTTATCGAAACTTTAAATGCCATTCTAGGTGAATTCACAGAATCAGCCGGTGGTTTTATTTTTGAAGGTTTTTTGGCGGGCTTATTTGGTGGACAATCAGTGCAAATCGAAACACCGGAAGACATTAAAACAGCCACTGGGCAAGAAGTTGAAGCCGCCGGCAAGCCTATTACTGATGTTGTGTTAGCTGGTAGGCATTACTCTCTTAAATTGCTTGGCAAATCAACGGCGGTTAAAGGATCGTTTAAAAACATGGTCGAGCACTTTAAGAGTGGTATTGATCATGTTGTTTACTTGGATGCTCGTCGTAAAGGCGAAGACCTACATTTTTCAGAATTTGAAATTACCTTATCCACATTCTTGGAGGCTTTTTATGAACCTTTCGCAGCTTTTGCAAAGAAGACCGTAACTGTTGACACTGTACAGAAATTAAGAAATCGACACAAAAAGTTTGATGATCAAATATTTTTAATCAGAACATCAAAAAAGTTATCTCGTCGTGATTATCCTGACATTGGTGGACGCTCAAAGTTTCAAAGCATAACTGACAGAGAGACTGGCGAGGTCAACCGACAGCTAATTGACAAATTAATGGAATTGCCAGACGATGTTTTGCAACAATTGGGCCCTTTTGCCATTGCATATTCTTCTGAAAGTTACGCTAAAAGCACCAAGGCGCGAGCCTTGTTTGGGCCGGTTGGCCAATTCAATGATCTAAAAGATGCGTTTGATCAATACAAGGCTGGCGATCTTTCTGCTGAAAAACTTTTTCCCTTTTTAGAAAGAACACCGGCATACACTCAGCAAAAACAATTTGCACTAACTCCAACTCAAGTTGAAAAAATCGCATCTTACAATGAAGTTGGGACATTAAGTTTGGGAGAGTCCGGTTTGAAAAATCTTTGGACATTGTACGCCGAGCGTCTTATCGAAACTATCGCGCCAGTTTATTTTTTCTTAAATACTTTCACGCAAAATATTAATAGTTATTTCTTGTCCAATCCGACCGAAGAAACCAGTAGATTTGGATATGGCACTAAGGCAATTGCTGCTGCTGAAAAAGTCAAGGAGTCGTCTGCCACCGCCGTCAAGGCGCTAACACCATCAGATGACGAACTTGAGTCATAATAAACAAAAACAATACTTGACAAAATAATAAAAATAGATTATATTAATATAAAGAGGTGTATATTGTCAGATTTTAAAATGGCATTTGATTCAAATGCGTCACTAAACCAGAAGATTCTTGATGGTGTCAATGTTCTAGCAGATAACGTAGCTACAACCTTGGGTCCAAAGGGAAGAAATGTTATATTACAACAGAAGGGTGCCGACCCTATCATTACAAAGGATGGTGTAACTGTTGCACAGTTTGTTCATTTAGACGATCCGTTTATGAATTCCGGCGCACAGATAATTAAGCAGGCTGCGGTTCAGACCAATTCCGATGCTGGCGATGGAACAACAACATCGACAGTTTTAGCAAGAGCGATCTTGGCACAGTCCCAGACCTATTTGGCCACCGGTATTTCGCCAGTTGAGCTTAAGCGTGGTATCGACAAGTGCTCAAAGGCTATTGTAAACCGGTTAAAAGATATGGCTGACCCCGTTAAAAGCGAGGAGGACATCGCACATGTTGCTACAATTTCGGCTAACAATGACGCAGCGATTGGAAAACTAATTGCCACCGCTGTTGATCGCGTTGGAAAAGATGGTGCAATCACCATCGAGGAAGCGAGGTCTATGAGTACCTCGCTGGACATCGCTGAGGGGTTTAGCTTTGATTCTGGCTTTTGTGCTACCGCGTTTATCACTGATGAGCGAAGAGGCACCATGCATTATGATGAGCCACTTATCTTGGTTACCGACTACAAGGTGACAACCGTCGAGCAGATACTTCCAATCCTTGAAATCGTAGCAAGAGAGGGTCGTCCATTTGTGTTGGTAGCTGAAGACGTTGAAGGTCAAGCGTTGGCTGCTATGATAATGAATGCAATGCGCGGATCTCTAAAAGTCGCAGCAATTAAGGCACCAAGATATGGAGAAGAGCGTAGGGGCATACTAAGCGATTTAGCCATTTCTGTCAATGCTACTTTTATATCGCGAGAATCAGGAACGAAACTACATGAAACCACTTTGGATATGCTTGGTACAGCCATGTCTATCGAATGTACAAGAAACTTTACTACAATCGTTGGCGGCAATTCCAATTATGAATTGGTAGAAAAGCGAATTGAATCGCTCAAGTCCGAACTGACCCGCACAGAATCCATGCACGATTGTGCACGCATTCAAGAGCGCATTACGAGATTGGCCAGTGGCGTTGCTGTCATTAAGGTGGGTGCTGCCACGGAGATTGAGATGACAGAGAAAAAGCATCGCATTGAGGATGCGCTGGAAGCTGTCCGATCAGCGCAGCTTGAGGGAATCGTTCCTGGCGGCGGGACAGCGCTGCTGCGTGCCATCAAGGGGCTGAAGGTTGATTATGACAATGAAGACCAGCGCCTGGGCATTGAGATTGTAAAGAGGGCGGTTCAAGAACCCATTAGACAAATGGCGCTTAATTCTGGGGAGTCTCCAGACATTATTGTTCGGATGGTTTCAAAACGCTCCGGTTCGCACGGGTATGATTTTCGTAATGGCAAGATTGTAGACATGATTGAATCAGGAATTATTGACCCTGTGAAGGTGACATGTTCTGCTGTGACCAATGCCGCATCTGTCGCCGGAACCCTTATTACAACAAATTATGCAATTGTTGAGATTTAGACCTATTTATTATTGCCATGGACGATCAACAAAGACAAGACCTAACTAAGGCCATTTTTCTACTTGAGCGTGTCAAAGAAGATATTGATGCTATCCGCGATGACATATCAAAAATTAAAGACGCTGTATATGATCCAGATGAAGGCATCTATGCTCGTCTTCGTTCGCTTGAAACTTGGAAAAACACGTCAACAAAAATATTGTGGATTATGTTCACCTCTATTGTTGGCCTGACTACTGTGGGTATGTGGCAAATTTTATTTCCACAATTAAATTTTTAAACAAAAGAGGTATTTATGAGAGTTAGTTTGCAGTTTACCGTCGATTTTGACGAGCTACCGGATCGTATTGTCGGCTTTGTTCGTGATGCATGTAGCCGACACGATCAAATTGATGCTTTGGAGCTATTGACCTCGGTCGAAGGCTGCATCAAAGATGACAATACGATGGCCGCCATCAATACTATTTCCGAATTTAGATCCAGACTTGCAAGGATTGACTTTCAGCTTGAGGATTGTGTTAATATAATTAGAGATTATCACATGGCTCTTGTTGGAGAAGTTAAGCCAGTACATCAAGAGCCAGAGCCAGTGTCTCCTTCACCCGTCGATGCGATGAGTGGTTTGTTGAGCGAACTTCATGCGCTACAAGAAATGACAAATGATATTAGGAGCGACGATGAACAAAGCGAACACGGGTAATTTAGGATATATTCCATCGGAAGTTTTAATTGTAAAAATAAACGAGTCAGGCAATGTCACCAGATGCGAAAAAACTTCAAAACCTAAAAATGTTTTAATTTTGGAGCCAGTCATATGGGGAGGCGGTAAAAGTT